GACCACGGCTGGCCGATCTGGCGGAGTTGCGTGTTCGTCATCCCTCGGAAAAACGGCAAAACCATGCTCCTGGCCGCCTATGCCATCTACAGGCTGCTCACATCCGACGGATCTCCGGAGATCCTGCTGGCTGCTTCGAGCGATAAGCAGGCGGGCAGGTTGTTCGATGCGGCGGCGCTGTTCGTCCGTCGTAACCCGGTGCTGCGCGGGTTGTGCCGGGTGCGGGATCACGTCGGTGAGATCAAGCGGGAGGACGGGATGGGCGTGATCGTCCGTCTGTCGTCTGACCCGGCCCGTTTGCACGGCTATAACCCGTCGTTGGTGGTGTGTGACGAGCTCGCGCAGTGGACGACGCCGACTTTGCGGCGGGCGTATGCGGCGCTGACTACGGGCGGGGGTGCCAGGACGGCGCCGCAGGTGTTCACGATCACGACGGCCGGCGAGGCGCATGACCGGCAGGACTCGATTCTCGGGCGCATCCTCGACGCGGCGCTCGCTGACCCGGACGCGGTGAAGGAACCGGGTAAGACGGTCGCGAAACTGGCCGAGTCGAAGATGCTGGTCTACAACTTTGAGGCGCCGACGAACGATCCGCGTGATGTGGCGTCGATGAAACTGGCGAACCCGGCGAGTTGGATCACCGAGGAGTTTCTGGCTAAGCAGGCGGCTAACCCTGAGTTGACGAACGCGCAGGTGCTCCAGTTGCACGGCTGCGTGTGGGCGGAGGGCGCGTCGTCGTGGTTCCCGGCCGAGGTGTGGGAGGCGTGCCGGGAGGCTTCGGCGTCGATCCCGGGGGGCTCGGCGGTCTGTGTCGGTGTCGATGTCGGGTTGGTGCACGACTCAACGGCGGTGACGGTGGCATGGCAGCGAGACGACGGCAAGACTGTGATCGAGGCCAAGGTGTGGTCGTCGGCGCGCGATACGGTCGGCGAGTTTGTGCACGGTGGCGTCGTGGATCTGTCCGTAGTCGAGGACTACATTCGGGGGCTCGCAGAGCAATTCTTTGTGGTGGAGGTTGCCTACGACCCCCGTTTCTTTGAGCGGTCAGCCCAGATGTTGAGCGAGCAGGGGCTGGTGGTGGTGCCGGTGTTCCAGTCGTCCGCGAACATGGCCGACGCGTTGCAGGGCTGGTATGCGGCGGTGATGGAGGGACGCGTTGTGCATAGCGGTGATCCGGTGTTGTCCACGCACGTGCTGTCGACGTCGGCGACGAAGACGGATCGGGGCTGGAAGGTGTCGAAGATCAGGCAGTCGGCCCGGATCGACGCGTGTGTGTCGTCGGCGATGGCGTACTACCGCTGCGAGGTCAACGCGAACGTCGGCGGCGGCCTGGTGTTCGTGTGAGGCTCTGGCACAAGCGGCGGCGCGTCCGGCTACAGCTCGTGCCGCTGGCGGGGGCGCCGAAGGCGATCGAGGGCATCGACCTCGGCCGCGTAGACGGCGAGTACGTGATCGCGGTGCCGACGTATATCGAGGACGTCGACCGGACGTTCACGGCCGATAACACGATCTCGATCCGCGTCGAGCGCGTCATTCTCCGCGAAATCCTTTAGCCCGAGAGGGGTGGTTGGTTTGATTCTTCGTACCGCCTCCGGGCGCGACGTCGAGTACCGCGTGGCAGGCGACTGGCCGTCCACGTCGCTGACCTGGCCGACTCCGCTCGGGCAGGGCTACCTCGCCCAGAGCGGGCTGTTGGTCACCCCGGACATCGCTCAGGGCGTCCCGGCGGTCGGATCGGTGATCCGGCAGGCGTCCGGGCTGCTCGCGTCGATGCCGTACACCGTCTACAAGACCGGTACCGTCTCGGCGACCGCGACGGGCTGGCAGGCCGACCTGTTCGCCGACTCGCCCTCCCCGGACGTCGACAGCTTCCAGTTCTTCTACGACGTGGCGCTGTCGCTCGAGGCGACCCAGAACGCGTTCATCCAGAAGGCGTTCTACAAGAAGCAGCTCAAGGCGCTGATCGTGCTCGACCCGCAGCGGATGATCGCGCGGCGCACGCCCGGCGGCGGCAAGGAGTACAAGTTCTACGACGAGGACGGCGTCCAGATCACGATCCCGTCGTCGCAGATCATCCACGTGCGCGGCTACACCCCGTCACCGGGCGCGATGAACGGCGTGTCGCTGATCCAGCTGCACCGCGACGCGATCGGCTCGGCGGTGGCGATGGAGAAGTTCGAGGGCGACTACTTCCGCAACAACGCGCAGGTCCCGTTCTTCTTCAAGGGGGCGGCGAACCAGAACCAGGCTCGCGACGCCGCCGAGCTTTGGAACGCGCAGCACGCCGGGGCGGGCAACCAGTGGAAGCCGGGGGCGCTGTGGGGCGCGATGGACGTGACGGCGCTGCCACTGTCGATGCAGGACGCGAACTTCATCGAGGCGAAGCGAGTGTCGATCGAGGACGCCTGCCGGATCTGGCACTGGCCGCACCACCTGCTCGAGCTGTCCGGGGAGCAGCCGATCCGGAACGAGTTGTGGTGGACGGAGATGTTCATCAAGTTCTACATGGTCGAGCGTTTGCGCAGGATCGAGAAGGCTTTTGACGCCGACCCGGACTTGTTCCACGGCCAGCCCGTCTACGGGCGCTTCGTGACCGAGGAGTTGGAGCGTGCGTCTGAGGAGGTTAGGGCGGCGACGTGGAAGAACATGATCCAGGGCGGCGTGATGACACCGAACGAGGCGCGCGCCAGAGAGGGCCTACCGCCGCATCCGGGCGGGGACGAGCTCCAGTTCCCGCTGGTGGGTGGCGGGGCCGTAGACGGCGGCTCAGAGCCTCCTAGCGGCACTCCTGACGCCTCCCCGGCGTCCCAGAACGGCCGGGCGCACGTTTCGGCCGAAGAACTCCTCACGAGGTAGGGAGGAACCCTATGAGCGGCACCTTGACCGAGCCGGACGGGACTCGCACGATCCACGTCCCGATCGACCAGTGCGAGTGGCGGGACTCCGGCGACCCCGAGAAACCGAACGAAACCACGCTACGCGGGCACGCAGCCGTCTTCAACAGCCTGTCCGACGACCTCGGCGGCTTCCGCGAGTTGATCGCGCCCGGCTTTTTCCGCGCGTCGCTCCGCAAGCAGCCGGACGTGCGCCTGCTGTTTAACCACGACCCGAACTTTGTGATGGGGCGTACCGCCGCCGGCACGCTCGAGCTCCGGGAGGACACCCGCGGCCTGCACGTGTTCGCCCGCGTCGACAAGACGATCGGGTGGGTGAACGACCTGCGGACGTCGATGCAGCGCGGCGACGTCGACCAGATGAGTTTCGCGTTTACCGTCCGTGAGGGCGGTGACGACTGGGCGGTCACCGACGATGAGTCGGTCGTTCGGACGTTGCTCCCGGATGGTGCTGAGCAACTGTTCGACGTGAGCGTCGTCACGTACCCGGCCTACAAGTCCACCGAGGTTTCAATGCGTTCTGTTCTCGAGGACGCAATCGCACGCGGTCGCCTACCCGAACGGGTGGGGGCCGACCCTGGCACCGCAACAGGCGTCGCCGAGGCTGAGGGCGTCATGTCGGGTGTCGAGGAACAGCGCAACCACTGGATAGAACGAGTCGCCAAGCTCAACCCGCACGTCGCCGACGCCGTGTCACTGCGGCAAATGGAGATGGGTGAGGACGAGCCCGACGACGTCGACCTGCTCCTGTGCATGATCTCGAACGGGGTTGACTTCCTCGACGACGAGGAAGACCCCGACGGCGTAGCCGCCATGCAGCAGATCCTGAACTTGTTGCTCGGCCTGCTCACCGAGGAGATCGGCGAGGAACCCGACGAAGCCGTCGCGGCAATGCAGGCGGCCAGCCACGTGGACGCGCTTACAGAACTCCGCTCGGACTCGAAGCAGACGCTCCGGGCCGAGAAGGAGTCCTATCTTCGACTACTCAAGGAGATCACCCGATGAGCAAGGTGACAAAGAACATCGAGGAGGCCCGCACCTATCTCGACGAGGCGCTCGAAGCCCTCGAAGAGCAGGAGACGCGCATTCAGGCGCTCCCGGACGACACGCCGGACGAGGAGCGCGACTTCCACAAGACATTGTTCGAGCAGCGTCGCGAAGATGTCGCACGGGCGCGCGACACGCTTGAGCGGCTGATCGCGCTCAGGCAGGCACGCGAGACGGTACCGGCGCCCGACGACGGCGATGACGGTGACGACGGTGACGACCCGGCGGAGAAGCGCGGCATCCCGGCCCGCTACCGCGGCTCAAGCAAGGAGCCGCTCACCTACCGGGCGGACAACCCTGGCGTCTCGTTCTTCGCGGACGTGTTCCACGCCCAGATTGGCGGGTCTCAGGAGGCGTTCGCCCGTCTCGCGCAGAACGAGCGGGAGATGGCGTACGAGACGAGGTCGATGTCGACGACCGTAACGGCCGGCGGCAACTTCATCCCGCCCCAGTACCTCGGCGAGATGTACGCCGCCCTCGCACGGCCGGGCCGCCCGTTCGCGGACTCGCTGCCGAACTCGCCGCTGATGGCGACCGGCATGAACATCACGATCCCGAGGATCACCACCGGCTCGCTGGTGGCGACCCAGACGACGCAGAACACGTCGCTGGGCACGAGGGACATCGTCGAGGCGCTGCTGACCGTCCCGATTATCACGATCGGCGGCTACAGCGACCTGTCCGTCCAGTTGGCCGAGCGGGCCGAGCCGGGGTTCGACACGATC